TATGCACGAAAGAGTTCTTGTTGTTGGGCGTTTGTTCTGTATGAGAATGAGATACTACAATCATAATCCTCATTGTCTGCAAGAAACGCCTGAACGCCTGCAACAAACTTAGGACGCAGTTCTGGTGCTATCTCATTTATTCTTGCTGCAAGTCTAGTTTTGTTTCTAGACCGTTCAAATGCATCTGCTTCAACAATCTCACCAGAACCATAGTATTGATCTGGTGGTATCTCAACATTGTTTGGAGATTCGGGCGGAGTGTTCTCTGCTGCTTGTACAACCCCATCAATCTTTACAAGGACAGTGGAGTCAGTCGCATCAGCGGGCGTAGAAAATTCTGTAGTCTCTCCATCACCAATAGCAACAGAAGTAGACACCTCTGGTATTGGTAGTTCCTGATTGGGAGAGAAGTCGTGTGGAGATTGTCCAACAGGCGCTGCTGCAGCGGATGAGATGCCAGGGATTGTTCCCCACACCATTGGTTCTTGCATAAAGTCTGGNNAGAAACCAATCACCCACGACCCTTCAATTGGGCCTGTAGGAGAAGAACCGATACCACCAGCAGAAGCAGAGTTCGCTGGTTGTACACAAACCGCCCACGGCAAATCAATGGTGGGAAGTTTAGTCTTGTCTTCAGTATGATATCCGTAAACACGAGCTCGCACTCTACCTAGAGCGAGAGGATCATTTCTATCTTCTACTACGCCGAACCACCAAACGAATCCGTCACGACCGGCAAAGAAAGTATTATCAGTTGTCGCCATTTATATAAATCTCCTTAGAAGTATTTATAATGAAACAGCAGAAGCATATGTGTGTTATTGAAGACACACATTTATACTAATACATTTATCTATTGTCAAAATAACGTATTCGTGATATAAGTAATGGTGTGAAAATAAATCACACCCCCCACAAGAAGGAAACCCCTAAATGAAAACGACTTTAATTGCTGCCGCTGTTGTATTGGCAGGCGCACCTCTATATGCTGAAGGATTCACTTTCGGCGGAGAAGTAGATTCTGAATATAAATTAGATGCAGAGTCAATGACTGTAACCCTTACACCAGAAGTAAACTATGGTATGGGAATGTGGAACTTTGAAGCAAGCACAGACATCTCTGTGTATGATAGCACATCTGCTGATTCGAACTTCGTATTGCTTGATTCGTTAGATTCTGGTTCTCATCCAGTACTAGACTTTGAAGCGACATATGCAATGTCACCATCACTAGAATTAAGTGCTGGTACATCATGGGACTTGAATAAAAGTGAACGTGGCGAAGTCACAGTTGGCGCTTCATTCAGTTTCTAATTACAAAAATAGAAGGGCAGACAACTGCTCCGTCTGTCCTTCTTACTTAAATTTACCTATCTGAGTTCCCATAGAACCAGTAATCGTAGTCATCTTCTTAAAGATAACATTCAATCCCTCTTCACATAGAAATCCCTTGATAGTATCACCCTCTTGAGTGATGCCAGGCAACTCTATTTGAGCGTTATCTTCAAAGACTGCAATCTCATACAATCCTTTCTTACCACCATAGGACATACTGTGTTTTACTACAGATAGTTCATACTGTCCAAACTCTATAATAGCTTGAACACCATCATAGAGTTTTCCGAATTTTATTTCTTCAAATTTCATTTCATTCTCCTATAGACCTTTGACCGCTTTTTTATATTGGGCGAGATTCGATAATAGACCGTTTTGTTTTCGAGCGCATCGCTGCCATCTTCTGATAGGACTCTAACCACTTCAGAGGACTTTGAATGTTTTGCGATACAGTCATCTTCAACTTACGAGACTTAAACTCTTTCTTCAAGTCTTTCGCCATGTCAGTTCCCAGAAACCGTGAGACAAGTTTCACAACCGTCACACGAAACCCTACATCGTGATGCATATTCCCAGCAGTGTGGGCGAGTTCGTGGAGTATGGTGTACTTGTTCGTACCGCAGTGTGGACGGAGAGAAACTACACCATTCCATCCCGCCGTACCCGCTACACGAGGATTAGAAGACGCTTTCATAAAACGCAGAGTAGGAGTCTTCCGACCATTACTTCCACATAGGTTCTGATAGGTCTTAGACTTGATGATGCGTTTGAAGTACCGTGTCGCTTCCTTCTCCGTCATGTTCTGAGAACTGTCTGGATACTTGCGCTGTACGGCAAACTCACTCTGATACACCTTAGAACGACCACTGTCTACACCTGATGCCTGTAAACGTCCTGTACGAATTGCACGAGACTTCTTCCGATAATACTCTGCATACTTGTGTGCAAGGTCATTATTCATTACACCAGTAGCAAGTGCTGCTTGATATGCGTCAGTAGAACTATACATTATACACTCTCCGTCATTGCGTATTGTGGAACGGTAAACATGTTATCAAACATCCCTACCTCATCAAAACCATTGAGAACCATTCCTTCGAATGCATCCCCACCTTTTTCGTAGACAACTAAGTCACCCTTAATGAAACCTTGGTAAGAACCAATCTCAATGTCAGTAACTTTCATCTTCATTTCTACACCGTGGTATGTCTGTTCAATAATCATATTTCTCACTCATTTCTCTAACTTACTATATGATCTTACTTGATCTCATAACAAATGTCAAGTGTTTTCTGAAAAAAGATTTGTAATAAAAACAATGACTTACAAATTAATTACAGGGAAGTGCAAATAAAAGTCTCTCAGTTTTGGGGGCGGGGGCTATGTAAAGAAGAAACGTAATAGAGATATACCTAACATGAATGTCAATACACCATTCAGAAGTATCATCGCCCTGTCATGCCATATATAACCCACAATAAACCATCCGATAGTCCCAAGGAAAGAGAATGCCACATCCCATATCACAGGAACTTCAACGACACTACGACATGCTACTGCAACAAGAATAAAGAAAGAAGACACCCACTTGATATACCAATCCAAGGTATGCATAGGAGTAATCTTCTTGTAAACCCTTGTCGAGTTTAGTGCTTTAATTTTGTCGTTGAGTTTCAAAAGAAGTATATCCCGACAAGAACTCCAGCAAAGAAGTTCAACCAACACATCAGATATAGACTGTTCATGCCATCCACCAAGGATAAGCAGTGATGTAGTTGTAGAAGTTCAACAGAGGTTCATGGAAGATGACACCTATGATTACTCCAAGAAAAAAACGTAACATGAAATTTATTCCTGTATCTTTATTGCATTTATAGATTATGATTCGCCGCCCAGTTCTAAGGGGGCCATTATACCATACTCTGATGATAATGTCAAGAGACTTGCAGTGATATTTCTATCCTAGTCCGAAGACTCCAGTAGTCTCTCTACCTGTTCAGAAGTGTTCTACTTGCCCATCAGGCCCTCTCATCTCTAGTATCACATAAGGCACCTTGACGTTCATAGTCACCTTGCCTGCCCAATCACAAGCGTCTTCCCAATCCACAAAGTTCATCTTCTCTGTGATGGTTAACCCTTCTATGATTCCATCCAATCCGTACTTATCGAATTCTACTTGATATCCCATACCTAAGTAATCCTTCTTTAACATTTCCAGCTGATCGTCAACTGTCCAATCACACTTACTACTTGTATCATCAATCAGACTCATGCACATGCCCTCACTAGTCGTTGGACATTCTCATCCTTGAAGTCACCAGTACTACACCAGTTACGCATTGCGGCACACTCTGTCTGATCCTCTAGACAAGAGTTCATCATAGGACATGTATCACAGGGACACTCACGTTTGTTCTCTGGCCCATAGTGCATCTCTTCATGGTTAATGTTAGAGCGAACACTAGAATAGATACCTTGTCCAACACTCGTAGACAACTCAGCGATTAGATTAACTGTACTCAATTTCATATATCTCCTTTATTCTCATACCTTACATAGCTTATTATACGCCATGTCAATAGATTTGTCAAGTACTTTTTGCAATTATTTTCAATTATTTTCATTGAAATGTACTGACAACAACCCATGTGCCTCCGAACACCAAGACACCATAGAAAAAACCCAATAAAAACAACCACTTAAGCAGAGAGAACATAAGGTTTATCCCATTGTCCAACATTGATATCAGTGTAATGACTACGGTGAAAGTAATCACTCTGAAGGTCATCCTCACAGAACCAATCAGAACCCTTCATGGCAGCAGTAAGTTCCTCATAGAACGCAGCAATCTCAGTATCACCAACTTCCTCAGCCCACTTAGACGCCCAACTCTCATTCACTTGAAGATAAGTCCCAACAGGATAAGACTTCTGTTGATAGTTACGATGAGCGTACATGTCGTTGTGTTTCTGCGCTGAACCTAGCAGGTCTAGCCGACCCTCTTTGATGTTAACCACCAGTGACATATGGTGACGTACTGCAATAGAACCCTTCATGCCGTACTTCTTGAGGACTGCCTTGATGCCAGGGGCCAGTTGTTTCTTCTTCTCTTGTGATACATACGCCATAGTTCAGTTCCTTTTCTCAGTTTATGTATACATTATACCTGTTATTAGAACAAATGTCAAGCGAAATCGACACTTTTTTTCAAAAAAAATGCAAATAAAATGCTTGACAATGGCTTGGAGGTGTGGTATAATAGGGGTTCTAAGGAGGAAAAATGGGTAATTAACTGAAAAAATCTCTTGACTTTTCTGAGAGGCCGTGATATAATTTTTGGTCAGTCGGTCAATAACACCCTTTAATGCACTATCCAGCGCACGTTAGCCCATTTATTTTAACCTTTTTTTAATGTGGGAAAATATGGGTTATTTTGGGATTTTCTGGGAAACTACTTCCGCAGATCTATTCTTAGATGGTTTACCTGATAGATAATTAGGTATATCAGACTCTTTACTATCCATATAGTCTTGTACTTTATCATATATCCAATAGATTGGCATCAGTACTACACTCATTATTCCTAGTGTGGTCAATAACATTCCTAGTACAATGATAACACCGACTGTCTTTAGTTTCTCATTCATGTATTAGTTTCTCAAATTTGATGATTTGTTTCTTATAGAAGGCGTTCATCTGTATTCTAAGTTCTACAAACCACTCTTCCTTTGTTCCCTTATAATAGGGTATATCAGAAGTCTTTACCAGTTGTAGTTGTCCTAGTCCTAGATTCTGTATTTTCATTGCACTCCAGCATATAGTCCATATGGGTCTATCTTCCATGTGTACGATATGTGCTACATTGTCCCTTACCTGATAATCAACGAGTTTATACTCTATATGTTTATCCTTGTTCTTCATTAGTCTATCTACGGATATGAGGTTGGGCATTGAGAATTCACGGTCAATGTCTCTTGTTTTGATGTCTATGTACTTATCCTTATACATTACATCTTCTATTGTTCTTACTGATGAGGGTTTCTGTCCGCCTTTGGATACGAGGTCTTCTACCAATTGGTATTCTATGATATCAGCGATGGCACGTTGTCCAGCATTGGTTGGTATGTCTACTTTATCCAGATACATAGGGTGTTCCGTCTGCTGTCTTTCCATACCAGTTCTTTTGTTGGAATAGTTTCGCTTTGAGTTCTACGATGTCATTCGTCCTTGATTGGTCGATTGGTATCATACACGTTAATGCACGTTCTATCAGTTCAATGTCAGCTACTGATAATTTGAATGTCGTGTTCGGTTTCATATGTCCTCTTTCGAATGTTCCTCTGTTGTTCTATCCATTGTGGTTCACTTAGCCAATGGGTTACATCGTCACAAGGGTCGTCTACACCTCGTTCCCATAGTATTTGATCACTGTCCCTGTGTTCCATTTCTTTGCACGTTCTTCTGCTTCTTCCAGACTGACGAATAGTCGTGGTTTATTAGACTGTCCTCTTGTGATTTGTCCATCAAGTAGGTACTCATTGTGGTCAATCTCTACTCGTATAGCGTAATATCCTGTCCACTTATCGTCTTTATAGACTTTTCGGGTGTTGGGCATAGACATAAGGTGTCTCCTCTCCGTTGTTAATACTCTTTGCAGTCTTTATTGCAAGCGTCTTATAAGAGGTCTGCATTACCAACTTATTCCGATAGTATACAACGTACTTCATATTACCTATTTGGAATACCTTCGCAATTGCTTTTCTCTTCATTATTATAACACTCCGAAACCTGCTTTGTCAAGTACTTTTGTATTTATTCTTAATACGTCTTAATTTGTACCTTGACTGCACGTTCCATAGTATCTTCACTATTGCCCATATTGGATAGGGTACGTTGTTGATCTCATAACAAGTCCGTCCCTTGACAAACAGAATAGTTCCTACCCACGAGCTCCCGATATGTGTAAATCCAACGATACCCACTTCATATTACTTTCTATTGTCCAGTATGTCCTTCAATACTTCCGTAGTCGTATTGGTAAAGCAGCGGGGTGCTACCGAATGAATGAGTAGGGCAGGCACAAGCAATTGTAGTCTTGCAGCAGTCTTGAGCGCAATACCCATGTGTTCTAGTGCTGTCTCACCCTTCTCTTCTAGGTGAGCTTTGCATTGTTTACTAAACATGTGATTGATTCCTTTCGATCATCTCTGCACGTTCTACCTCGTACCAACGTCTGTCAATCTGAAAGAGTGTGACATGCAAGTCATTAATCTCCTTATCAGTCAACCTGTCGATACAAGGGTCGTGTTGTGGTTCTGGGTCGCCCAGTCTGTCTGCAATGCGATTGTACAGTTCCTTGATTAAGTCACATGTCTCAAACTTGTCTAATGTCACAACAACCTGTACACCGATATTACTCAAAGTACTACTACCTCGCCCTCTGTCTCAATCCATACCTTTGCACCACATGATAGTGGTTTGTCTGGACTGTACACGACTTTACTGTCGCCCTTGATATGCACTTCGTGTCCATACCTATTCTCTTTATACGTTTTGCATGTAATCACAGGTTCACGTTCACCTGTCTTTGCATTCTTCTTGATTATATGCTGATTGATATGTATCTTTGTCTTCATCGTCCAAAATACTCTATTCCGCTATCTGACTCGTACTGAGCGTAGAGTCGATTGATTTCATCTTTCACCAGAAGTTTCTCTTTCTTCGCTTTCATAATAGAAAACTCTGGGGCGTTCTCTGCTTCCAGCGCTTCTACTGTGTTATGTAGTTTCTGGTGTTTGCCTTCTAAGTGCTTAATCTTCCGTTGGAACTCCATCGTAATCCTTTCTAGCATATTGGTTTAGGTCGTAATGTTTACAGTGCGACTCATACATCGTTTCTGAATGCGCTTCGAGTAGATTAGCGAACCCATGTAGAGTTGTATGAATATCATCTGATGTTGGGGTGTGCCTTCCATCATACAGCATGTCGGCATAGTTCTTTATTATGTCGGCAAAGTTGCCGATTTGCATGATTTCCTGCTCGATGTCGAACCTGTCTGGTTTGAATAGTGCTGGCATATAGATAACCTCTATTTAATATTCTATTATATATCATACCACCCTATGATAAGAATGTCAATACAATTTTACAAAATAGCTTGATTGGTCGGTGTCTGAACTAGCGTATCGGAACAACGCAGTTGCGAATTCATCTCTCTGAGGCCCACTTCCACTCATCACTGCATCTAGGAAGTTCATACACAACATCTTACTGTTCTTGAATACATCATCTTGTTCTGATAACGCCCCCATAAACTCATCCTCACTCATCAATGGTTTTGATAGAGTTTGTCCTGCTCTGTGTCTCTTGTACGCCTCATATAGTTTCTTGTCATAACCAAATGCAGTACCTTTTATTTCTGCTAGGAACTGCTTCTCATTCGTCTTACTTCCATATACACCCTTCTTGAATATCTTTTGTGTGTAGAAGTCTACGTTACCACCACCGATTTTACCACCAGCAGCAGATGCACCCTTTACCTCACCCTGCCATGATGTAGTACCACCGAATGTTCTGAACTGTACGTCCTGTCCAGATATCTTGACGTAAACGTCTTGTGAGTTAAAGAAGTCTCCTGTTCTGCCGTATGTGTATCCCTGCCACTTGTAAGTTTCTCTACTCGCCTTCATTTCTGGTGTAGAGAATTCTTGCAACTTCGCTGATGCAGATGCACCAATCTTCTTCAAGGATATACCTAGCAGTTCGATGTTTCTCTTTGAACCACCACCACCAAGTCTAAGAACCTCACCGTTAAGTTGCCCCCAAGAGTCAGTGAAGTTCCCCAGCGGGTCAGCAGTCGCATCAAATGTAGATGCCCAGATATCGCCAGGATTCCACTTATCTGGCGAGAAACTGCCTGGCGCTTGTGGATTGCCAGATGCTTTGTCTTTCTTGTGACATGTAGACTTTGCAGCATATACCTTATTCATAAAGGTTGAACCACGATGAAAATGCACCCTCTTGCCCTGAGCGAACTTGAGTTCACTATACATCTTATTTGCAGTCTTCAGATATACGTCTGTTGCAACCCAATCAGCAGGGCCTGATTTCAAACACTTGTCTAATGACATGTCTGTATGTGCATATTTAGCTGCTTGTTTGAGTTGTGCGTCTGATACTGATTTACATGGGTGTGTTGTAGAGTAATTGAACACATAGGAACAATAATAACATTGTAGGGACTCTGTAAGAGCGGTATCTGCTGCACCACCACCAGAACCAGAACCACCACCAAAGTCTGGGTCTTTGAATACTTTAGAGAACCGTACTACAACTTCCTTCTTACCATCTTGGTAAGTCAGTTCTCTCTTTGTCTTGTTATAGCTTATACCAAAGAATTGTCTACCATTCTTGGTAGTACCCATCGTGAATTTCTTCTTGTCTTTGATCTTCAGTTCAAAAATCTTGTCTCTAGTCTCCCCAGCATAAGGGCCACTAGATGCAGTCTTTAAGAAATCATCTGATTTGAGTACCGCCATGAACTATCTCCTTACATGTATTTATATCACTATGTAAAGAAATTGTCAAGCGTTGCCACCCCATATTTGTCGGCAACTTTATTTACGTTACTCTTATTGTGTTCTACACTGTCTCCACGATGTTCGTATGGAATAGTGTCTGTAAGGGTGTAGGTCGTCTCGCCTGGACGCTTAATCTTCCATTGCAAGTCTTTGTCCTTTGGATAATCTAGTGTCCATTCCATTGCAGAATGTTTTAATAACTTTCTAGACTTCTTAGTAATAGGATAGATGTATCGAAACTGTTTACCCCACACACGAGAGAACCCTAGTTCGCCCATATGTGCGTCTGATGGACGAGGCCCGTACTTCGTGTCCATACGGTTCATTACCTTCTTCATCTTACGTTGAATAGTTCTGAAGTGTACCTTCTCACCCTCATCTGTGACATATACGTCACTCCAGATAAACCCACCATATAGGAAGTTCGCTGCCTGATAGACGTAGCCCGGCTTGCCCACGATACCGTCTGCCCATGTGTATAGAAACTTAACGTCTGGTGTGTTCTCTTTCATCCACGCAATAGTAGCACTCTGCATCTGTGACTCAGAGTTTCGGGGCATCTTGTCATCCATACACATCTTACCTATCTCAAAGTAATCGCATGTAGAAAGTTCTGGGAACATCTTCTTGATTGTACCCATTGGATTAGTGCCCCAACCAAGCGTTAGGACACCTACCAATTCATCGTCTTGGTAAGCGCCCAGATAGTGCTTGGTTAGTTTGGGCATCACTGGACTATAGTGACGTTCCTGTACAAATAGAGTTGCAACTCTATAATCGACAGGTTTCATTACAATCATAGGTATTCGACTGATGTTGTAATGGTTGGATTATGGTGCGTAGTACCATCTGGAAAGAATGTAAATGTAGTCGTTTCTTTACGAATGCGTCTTACATCATTCACTACCTCTTCGTAATACGTTACCTTTTCTTCCTTGATAACACGGCGTTCACTATCACTCACTTTGATTCTCCTCAATTATTTCCAAACAGTCACCAATTAGACTGTATTGAACATTACTAATAACTTCCCACATCTCTTCGTGGAAAGTATCCTCAGACTCTTGGTCAACCCATTCCTCATCAACATAAGACTCTTCAGTCAATTGTTCTGAGTCCTTGATAACAAGATCAATAGTTTCCTCATAGTCATATTCAACACCGTCAAACATCTCTTCACCTTCATAGATATCTGCACCAAAGAAATTTGGCCCTTCATCCTCATATGTGATAGATGTAATGATTTTAGGGTCATACTCTACCAGAATACCTAGTAGTTTCTCCAACCCCTGTTGTGGTGAGCTCCATGCAGACTCGCCAGTGAAATACACATCATTCGCTTCAGCAGAGTAGTCCTCAAAATAACTCCACTTGGGGCCGATGTTTGCAGTAGTCCACTCATACTTTTCTGTCTCTTCGTATGTCAAGTCGCCCTCAACAAAGATATCAGAGAACCATTTATGTGGTGAATCCTCACGAATACGCCCAAACATCTCTTGCAGTTTCATTCGTGCATCATCGTTAATCTTATGAAATGCAACTGCAAAATGTACATGATTAGCCATGACGAGAATCCTCCCATTGGTCGCATATTGTTCTCAGAACAGTTCCAACGTAACCTTCATAACACTCTTCACTCTCAGAATAGTTATAGATTTCGTCAACTTGTTCTGATGTCAAGTCTTCTATCTCTTCTATACCAAAGTATTCGGTTACATCTGTCCACGCCCAATCATATGCAAGTTGTTCGATTTGATCTGACAACTTGTGCA